GGAACAAAAGATAAACCAACGGAGACAGTTTTATATCACTATCATATTACAGATGAGAAAAGAGATAGGATATATGTGTTGTTAATTGAAATGGGAAAGTCAGATCCTAGGCTCCATATCTTTCCATATACTCAAGAGTTGGGTGATCAATTAGAAGATGTGAGAGAAAGAAGTGGAGAAGGAGTGGTGGTACTAGGTCAATTTGAGATGAAAGCAGGTAGAATGTTGGATGATGAAGGCGAATGGGTCTTTTATGAGTTTCCACCTGATAAATATATGCCTAAAGCGGAGTCATTTCTGGGGGAAGAATAGTGCTTGACATTGGATTTCAAATGTGATATAATAGTATATAAATATGATAGGTAGGTGAAATGAATAAACTTATAAAATGTGTTGTTATTATGGTGATGATAATGATCCCAGTGAATGTTATGGCTCGGATGTATCCTTCCCAGATCGCGATGCCCTCAATATGCTTTACAGACCCTAGAGAGTTATATACTTACCAAGAATTGATCCTTGGTGAAACTCTAATGGCTGTTGCAAAAACATTAAAGACTGCCAGACCTGAAGATCAGGGATGGATTGTTATTTTTTATAGTAAAGAAAAAGATTCTTGGTCATTGGCGGGTATAGTAGCAAAAGAAGCGTGTGTTATGATGGTAGGGCATGGATGGGATACGATTCCATTTGAGAATCTTCCGCCTTTTTATGAAGAACATAAAGAGAATCCAAAAATACCACAACCTGAAGTACCAGAAGCTGGAAATAATGATGGAGTATTGGATGGTAAGTTATGAGTAAGAAGATACATGATTGTCCCTGTGATGTTGGCCCGTGTCCGAATAGAAGTCGGTGCGGGAGAGAAGCTTTAGAGTGTAAGGCTGTGAAGCAGTACTATGAGAAGGGTTGGTATATGACTGACAGAGTAGGTCTGAAATTAAAGCCGATGAAGATGCGAAGATGAAAATAAGTAAGAAACACAAGGGTGAATCTTTTGAGTCTTTAATGCGAAGATTTAAGAAAGGTTGTGAGAAAAGTGATATACTTCTTGAGACTAAGAAAAGAGAACACTATGAAAGGCCTTCTATAGGTCGAAAGAAGCGTAGAGCATTGGCTATTTCAAAAGAAAAAAAGAGACAAGAGGAACAGAGACTACATAGGTTCCGGTAGGGTGAGATGGACATAGTGGTATATATTAAAAATATTGATTCTTCTAATAAGATGTTGAACTTGTTAAGGGACTGCGGTTTGCAGTTTGAGGTTCATGCGATAGAAGAAGCATATATAACTAATGTAGTGGGGGAGAAAGTAAAGAAGCTTCCTCATGTAGTGATTGATGGTGAGCGTGTTGGTGGATATTATGATTTGTTTGAGTATTTAATAAATAAAAAAGTCATTAACTATCGAGGAGATTTATGTCAGAAGATTTTATAAGTATCTATGAAGATACAGTTTCACCTGACATATGTAAAGAATTAGTATATTGGTTTGACCAATGTTCTGAGCAAGGTTTTACAATAGGCAATATGATAACAGGAGATGGTATAAAACGTACAACAAGATTGGATGAAGTTACTGAAATTCCATCAGTACATTCTAACTCTCTTCCTTATCCACTTCCTGCAGTTTTATCATATTGGGAAGCACTTAATACTTGTTTGAGTGTTTATTCTGAAAAGTATTCTTTGCAAAATACTAATCTATCAAGTTATGCTTTTAAGATACATAAAGTAAAGCTTGGTGGAGGTTATCACAAATGGCATTGGGAAACAGAGACTGTAGGATTGCAGAATAGAGTAGTGGTTTTTATGACATATCTAAAGGCTCCAGAAGAAGGTGGCGAAACAGAATTTTTGTATCAATCAAAACGAATAAAACCCGTGATCGGAAGAACACTTCTTTGGCCGGCAGGATTTACTCATATGCACAGAGGAAACCCTCCACTAAAAGGAGAGAAATATTATATAACAGGGTGGTTTGAAATAGGATGACAGAATGGATAAGATGGCGAAGGTCCGTGCGGCCAAGAAGCCTCCAAAATATAAGAACATTCATGAAGATGTTAAAAATTTACCAGACGATAATACTTTAAGTGTAAAGAATGTAAAGGAATGGGAACAATATAATAAAGAATGTGTGAAAGAATTGAAGTATAAGATTCGCCGTATGGATAAAGGTAAAGAGAAAACATTATTAGAACGTGAATTAGGAAACAGATCAGTTTACTTAATGAATATCGCTAGATACTTTGATACAAGTGTATGGTTAGATATGTTTTACGGTAAAGATCAAGAACATAAAACACATTACAGAACACTAGCATATGCTTATGACGAAAATGGATACATCAAGACCAATGCACCAATTACAGATTGAATTTCCAGGCCAAGAAAAATATTGGACTGATAATAATTTTGTGTTCACAAAGGAACGATCACGGAGATTTATTATAGGTAAGATGAAAAACTGGATCAGTAGTCAATCTCGTAAAGACTTTGAAGCTAAGTTGACTACTACATATGCTAGTAGTGTACCAGAACTTGATCCTAATGATGAAATTCCACCAATAACTGTAGGAGATACGAAAGGATTTCCGATAACTCATGTCTATCTAGATGGGACACCTTTTGATGGTAGTAGATTACAAAAGAAATAATGCCACTATAGCTCAGCAGGCAGAGCACGTCATTTGTAATGATGAGGTCCCGGGTTCGATTCCTGGTGGTGGCTCCACTACTGTGCGGGTATCGTATAGTGGTAATACCTCAGGAGTTCGATTCTCCCTACCCGCTCCAAATGAAACCAGTACATAAACATTTTATACTACGAGCAGAGGTAGAAGATCCTCCTCGACAAAGAGATCAATTACTTATTAAAAATTGGGTACTTCGTTTGATTAAAGATATTGGTATGCAAGTAATGGCAGGCCCAGAAGTACGGTATGTTACTAAGGAAGGTAACGAAGGGCTGACTGCTGTTGCAATAATAGAAACAAGTCATGTTGCGTTGCACGTTTGGGACAAGCAAGACCCACCGTTGTTACAGTTAGATGTTTATACTTGCGGACCTTTTAAACCAGGAATAGTTTTAAAATATATACAAGAGTTTCGTCCTACAAAAATACAGTGGAAGTATTTGGATAGAGAAACAGATTTACAAACGGTAGATATTGGTATTTGGACTGAAGGAAGTCCGTGGCCAGATAATCGTAGTATGAGAGGCGAAAATGATACTGATTGATTATACACAAATTGCTATAGGCAGTTTGATGGTGGCCTTAAACAGGTCTAAGGAAAAAGAAGCTGAGTTAGACTTAGTGAGACATTTAATTTTAAATGGGCTGAGATATTATAGATCCAGATTTAATGAAGAATATGGAGAGTTGATAATTTGTTGTGACAACAAGCACTATTGGCGTCGTGATTATTTTCCTAACTATAAGGCAAACCGTAAAAAAGATAGGGCGGCTTCTGGTCTAGATTGGAATGCTATTTTTGCACATCTCAATTTAATTAGAGATGAGCTTAAAGAAAATTTTCCATATAAAGTAGTAGATGTTCATGGTTGCGAGGCTGATGATATTATTGCTGTTCTCTTACAACAACGGGGATTAGAAAATAATATAATCGTTTCGTCTGATAAAGATTTTATTCAGTTACACAACAATATCATTGATCAGTATAGTCCTGTTACCAAAAAGATGGTGACACATCCTTTACCTAAACAGTATTTAAGTGAGCATATTCTCAAGGGTGATAGAAGTGATGGGATTCCAAATATACTGTCACCTGATGATACTTTTATATCAGAAAAACGCCAGAGACCCATGCGTAAAGCAGTTATTGCTGAAGTGATAGAGCAGATGGCAATGTTTGATGCTCAAGATTTGTATATGTTAGCCAAGTGTCCGAGAGATACATGGATTCGCAATTGGCAACGAAATGCAACGCTCATAGACTTGACTTTTATCCCACCAGACATTCAGGATAAGATTTTGAAAGAATATGATAGTGTTAAAGTAAGTAGTCGTAGTGGCTTGTTGGATTATTTTATATCAAACAGGCTAAATAGTTTAGTAGAAAATATAGGAGATTTTTAAAATGGAAGAAACATATAGACCTTTGTTTCATGAGATTTTTACAAAGGTAAATAATGCAAAAGATAAACCCAAGAAGGTACAAGTGTTACAGGCATATCGCACTGAAGCTCTTGAAATGTTCTTGAAGTCGGCCTTTGATCCTAAGGTTACATGGCTCTTACCTGAAGGTAATACACCATATATGCCTAATGACGCACCAGATGGTACAGAACATACTATCTTGGAGAGAGAGGCCCATAAGCTTTATAACTATGTCCAGCTGGAAAGAAATCCACCAGATGGACCTATAATAGGCAACCCTAATATCAATACGATGAGACGCGAGATGATGTTTGTTCAATTGCTAGAAGGATTGTCTCAGGGTGAGGCAGAGTGTGTGATCTTAGCTAAAGATAGTTCGTTGAGTAAGAAGTATAAAGGGTTGACGGCTAGGTGTGTTCAAGAGGCCTTTGGTTGGGATGTGAATTTTGTGGCCAAAGAGATAGCTGCACGTAATCGTCCAGTAGATTTAGGTAGAACGCGACAAGACGTGGATGATTCCCGACGCTATGGATAAAAAGGGCCCTTTGGATAAAAAAGAGCCCTCTGGAAATGCCCCGTGGATTTTAGGTTAAAAAGCCCTTTCCTAAAAAATTATTCAAAACCGAGAAAAGCCGGATATAAGGGTAACCTGTTAAAATATTATAATATACTAATATACTTCTAGAGAGTGAAAAAAGACTAAAGAAAATCAACTATTTTCCCTTTCCTAATAAAATCAATGACTTACGAGCTTGACATTGGAACCCAGATGTGGTATAATAATAGTATGGCAAGAAGCTATGGGAGTATTGAAAATGTCAGTAATAATGCCCACTATCGTGGGATATAAGATAATGACGAAGGACATGAAATCGGTGATATCCGAGCATGGTTCGGATGAGTTAAATGTGTGTCGGAAACTGATAGAAGGGACTAATAACATAATCCATTATATCTTTAATGAGATAGAACCAGATGATACTGTGCATTGAAGGGTATCGAAGTCATAACCAAGAATTGAAAGACTTGGTAAAACAAGGTGCTGAATTCTATGGTGAGGTACTCTTGGGTAAACGGATGGTCAAGAATATCTATCTTGACATCAAGTTAACCAAAAACTTGAAAAAGAAAGAAGGGGCTTATGGGTATTGTCATATAGTAGATGATAGTTTAGCTAGACCTAGGGAGTTTATGATTGAACTTGATGCTTCAATGAGGTATAAGTTTGATCAGATACTAACTTGGTTGGCCCATGAGATGGTTCATCTCAAACAGTTTGTGAGAGGTGAGTTGTGTGATTATGAATCTGGACGAGTGCAATGGAAATCTCGGACCTTTGGACGAGTACATTATGACGATCAGCCTTGGGAGAAAGAGGCTTATCGTTTAGAAGATGAACTTTACGAAATGTTTGAGGAGTGGTATTATGAATAAAACTGTTATAGAATTACTTGTTAAGAATGTTAAGTCCTGGAAGAAGGCTTTGGCTACAGATACGCCAAAGAAACGAGCGAAGTATAAGGTGTATCAAAAGAGGATACATACTTTAAATAAGTTGCTTAATAGCCACGGTAGAAATTATATTGTGCAAAGAGAACTGTAATGACTGACCCTTATCATTGTACATATAAGAAGGTGTTTCCCATAGATGAGTTTGGGAGACTGGGTGGGTTCTATTCATTGGCAGATTTACCTATTATGGAACACAAAGAAATGATCCGTTCGGGAGTCATTGTAGCAAAGAATGAAGAAGAGCAGTTTTATAAAGTTAGAGATACTGAAAAGAACTTTGAAGAATGGGTCCCGATGATGGATGTGACAGTCGTTCAAGACTCAAGAAAGTTGTTGGTGGAAGAAGATGGCTGATGGAAGATGGAGTGATTGGCAAGTAAGAACACTAGCAGAAAACTTTGCAGCTAAGCGTCCTAAGAGAGAATGGTTTAATCACGATGATCATTATGAGATTTCTCATAAGTCATGGGCCCATCTAGCAGCTAAAACTTTACATGAATTAAAGTTAGAAGAAAGACAGTTAATAATTTGGATATATCATTTGGGTGTTGAACACGTTGGGGTTGAGACTTTTGATCCTACTGAGAAAGGTTTAGGTTCAGATTATACACCACAGGAGGGGAGAGCACCTCATAGAGAAATATTATGATATTAAATATCGTTGCTGCAATCTTGTTTACTTTTGGGATGTCTATAGATATTATTCAAAAACGAGAGCAACTATATTGTGGGGCTCAAAATATTTACCATGAGAGTAGAGGGGAATCTAATTTAGGACAAATAGCTGTTGCCCAAGTAGTGCGGAATAGAGTAGAAAGTCCAAAGTATCCTAATACAGTTTGCGAAGTTATATGGGAGCCAAAGCAGTTTTCATGGACGCACGATGGGAGATCAGATGAGCCTAAAGACAGAAAAGCTTTTGTTAAAGCAGTGTGGCTACATTTAATAGCTAATATGAAGAATGATATTACAGATGGTGCTACAAATTTTTATGCACATAAGAAGGTTACACCTAGTTGGGCAGCTGAAAAGGAAGTAGTCCTTCTAATTGGGAATCATACGTTTTTGAAATAATAGGAGATATAGTATGAAGAAGTTAATGTTAATTGGATTGGTTTCACTTCCGCTAATGAGTGGGTGTGCAACTAAAATGGAAACTGGGACCGCATTAGGTGCCCTTACAGGTGGGGCATTGGCGTATGGTTTAGGTCAAAATTCCAGTAATAAGGAACTTTGGACAGTCTTGGGCATCGGACTTGGTGCTATGGTTGGACAAAGTTTAGGTCGACAGTTGGATGAACGTGATCAAATGTTGATGGCTCAGACTTTTGAGTTTACGATGGAGAATGCTCCGACGAATCAGAAGGCTCAATGGGAGAATCCAGATACAGGTCACGGCGGAACAGTTATACCGACTAGAACATTTCAAACAACAGAAGGTACTCCCTGTCGAGAGTTTACTACTACTGTGAGTATCGGTGGAGAGTCAGAACAGGCATATGGAACAGCTTGCCGACAGGCAGATGGTTCTTGGAAGATTCAAGAATAATGCCTAGTTATACAATGAAAGATCCTGATGGGGTAGAGCATGATTTTTTATGCACTATTGCAGAGATGGAAGAGAAAAAAGAACAAGGTTGGCGTGTGGTTTTTAGTCCACCCAAGCATAATCTTATAGGCCATACTGGTGATATTATAAGTCATACATCAGATGGATGGAAAGATGTGTTGAAAAAAATTAAAGACAAAAGTCCCGGTAGTAACATCGAGATATAAATATTACTGAACCAGATTTTCAGGAGGAACTCTGATTGAGTAAACACAGAAAGATGCTAATTCAGTCCAACCAATTACTAGACATTAAGCCTGTAGGCGATACTCAAAAGAAGGTTTTTGAGTCGTGGGGTAATGATAAAAACTTATTCTTAACCGGGAGTGCGGGAACAGGTAAAACTTTTATACTATTACACTTTGCATTAAAAGCTGTTTTAGAGAAAGGTACCCCCTATGAGAAAGTAGTATTGGTTCGGTCGTTGTTGCCTTCCAGAGATATTGGTTTTCTTCCAGGTACATTGGATGAAAAAACAAATCTCTATCAGGATCCTTATCGTATTCTTATTCGGTATCTTTTTGAGATGCCTACAGAACAAGAATTTGAGAAATTATATGATAGATTGATTGCACAAGGATCATTAGAATTTTATACGACCTCATTTTTACGAGGTCAGACCTTTGATAGAAGTATTATAATTGTAGATGAAGAATATGTTTTGCTGGAGATATGGCGCAGTCTGATCTTCGCAAGACAAATGGTGACCGTAATGGTTACCACAATTTTCAAGCTATTTTAGATCACATGAAAGAGTTTGAAATTTTTGATTTTGGTATCGGTGATATCATTAGAAGTGGTCTTGTTAGGAGCTATTTAATCGCTAAGACTAATATAGCTGTACCTGAATGAGATAATGTAAACCCTAGTTGGGAGAAGTGAAATGAAGCGGTGGATGTTTGTAATAATGTTGTTAATGCCTATTGGTGCGCAGAGTAGTGACTGGGCCCATGATGCAATCAATTTAACCCATGAGTATGGTGATGGTTCTGGTGTTAAGGTTGGTGTATTAGATATGCTAGCCCGATGCACACACCAAGAGTTGGCCGGTAGATGTCACAATTGGACGCCGGTTGGTTATGAAGATATGGGTTATGGGAATCATGCTACTCATATTTCAAGTATCATAGCGGGTAAAGATAAAGCGCCAGATTTCTATGAGCACGATGGTGGAGTAGCTCCCGGTGCGTTTATAATCAATTATGGTATCTTTGAGAGTAATGGTAACTGGACTTCTGATGAAATAGAAGTAGAAGCCGCGAATCATGCAGTGGATCGTGGAGTGAGTGTTATCAATCAAAGTTATGGCATCTATAATGAATATGGTCGCGCATGGTTTGCTCCGGCAGTGGTTAATGTTTGGCAAAGTCATAAAAACGTAACATTTGTTTATGCTGCGGGGAATGAAGGAACTCTTATAGATGGTGGTGATGTAAAAGGGATTGATAATGTTATAATGGTCGGTGCTACAGATGAAACTGGAAGAATAACTTATTGGTCTAATAGACCAGGCAACAATTATAAAGATCAGTTTATTGTTGCGCCTGGGGATTTTATTTCAGGAGCCTTTGGTCAGAGTGATAATGATTATGGGTGGATGTCAGGTACGTCTATGGCAGCTCCGATGGTAACAGGTGCAGTGGCATTGTTACATGATAGATGGGGACACCTCAAGAAAGATCCAGAAGCGACTGCTCAGATTTTATATGAGAGTGCTACAGATTTAGGTGAAAAGGGTGTAGATAAAGTGTACGGACATGGAATGTTGAATATCGCTGCGGCAATGAGTCCTATACCTATTGATGAAGAGGAAGAAGAAGAATCTTGTCACCATGATCATGGTGATGAAGTAGATTCTGGTTCTAATAATACAGGGAACTATACTTGCGGTTATCTTGGTTGTTTTGGAACGCGAGGTAACTTTAATGTAAGATCAGTTGATAGTTCTAATCGAGTATCTTCGGCACCTCATAGAGATGCGGGAGTAGATGTACGTTTAGAACGAATCCAAACTAATAGAGTAGTGTTTAGTGCGGCTTCACAATTAGATGTAGTATTCTTTGATAAATTTCAAAGAGATTTTAAAACTAATGTAGCTCAATATAAATCGTTGGATCTTCCTAAGTCTAATTATATGGCTCTTTCTGATGAAGTACATATACAGATGACTAATGGATCTCCGAATTTTAAAGTGAACCTCTCTGATGTTGTAGTGGGTCATGGTAAGTCATTTGGCTTTAATCGTCATCCCGTATTAGATACACTTGATGATGGAGTTTATGTCACCACTGATAAAGTCGGTGTTATGTATTCAGATACATCTACAACGGGCTTATACAAGCCACAAGATTGGTTGACTCTTACATATACAGATGAGAAAGGTTTCCTTGGCTCGTCAGGTGGTGGGGCATTTAGTTTTGGTGAATATCAGACAGCTTCAGCAACACTTGACAAAGACTACGGTTTGTTTTTCGGGTCTGTCACTGCAGCCACTTCTGTTGGTGATGGAGGTAGAGGTGTAGTGAGAATGTCAGACACAGTAAACTCTGTTGCATTTAATGCAGGTATTAAAGGTACCGTTAGTAACAGTCTTAACTGGAAATTCTCTGTTGGTCAAGACCTTCAACCTATAGATGGAAGAATGTCTGTTTCTTATATTGACTATAGTGGTCGAAGTGTGTTACAATCAGTAGAGTTGGATGAAAATAGACGAACTAAGTTTCAGTTTAACTTGAATTATACATGGTAATATATTATGACATTCGTACATGAAAATAACTACGAACCTTTTCCGAAGTTAGTAGTTCATAACCACAAGGGTATGAGGTTCTATCAGAACCCAGAGGGATTAAAGTATCCTTCTATAACTACAGTATTGGGTAGACGACCTGACAAGGTCAAGTCACTTCAAGAGTGGCGTCAGCGAGTAGGTAATGAGCAGGCTAACAAGATTTCAGGTAAGGCTGCTCGTAGAGGTACAGTCTTTCACAACATGGTGGAAGACTATCTACAAAACAATACAGAAACTATTGATGAATATAAACAACAGAATTTTTTGGCTTACTGTATGTTTGGTGAGGCGAAAAGTCACCTTGATGAGTGTATTCATAAAATCATCTTACAAGAAACCAGTATGTATTCGGATAAGTTTGAAGTTGCAGGTCGTGTAGATTGTATTGCTGAATTTAATGGTGGTGGGTTAGCTGTTATAGACTTTAAGACCACTACTATGATGAAAAAGCGAGAGTGGATGGATGATTATTTCATTCAGTGTGCAGCTTATGCTTCAATGTTTGAAGAGCATACAGGAGTATCTGTACCCAGAGTAGTAATAATGATGGTCTCAGAAGATGGTGAGATCCAGATTTTTGAGGAAGATACTTTAGATTTTTATCCCGGTTTACAAAAGGCTATGAAAGACTTTTATGAGAGTTTAGATTTAGATGCAAATTAATTCTGTCATTATAGTAGGTGGTGGAACATCAGGATGGTTTACAGCTGCGGCTTTAAATAAGCATTGTCCAGAAGTTGATGTTACATTAATAGAATCTCCTACCCTGCATACCATAGGGGTAGGAGAATCTACATTGTTGCATATTAATAGATTTTTTCAAAGTTTAGGTATGAAAGATGAAGATTGGATGCCACATTGCGATGCGACTTATAAAGGATCTATTAAGTTTACTGACTTTTATAAAAAAGGAGAGGTATTTCATTATCCATTTGGATTTGTAGATTTAACTGCTTCAAAACATGGAACAGATGATTGGTTTTTTAAGAAATGGATATATCCAGACACACCTCAATCAGATTTTGCTGATACTTATTGGCCAGCGATGCCATTAATAAATAAAAATAGAGTTAATTTAAACAAAGAAAATATAATACCTGAATTTAATATAGATAGAGATTGGGCTTATCAATTTGATGCTGGTAAATTAGGTCATTGGATGAGAGAAAATTTATGCACAAAGACTACCTATATTAGAGATCATGTTACTGATATTAAATTAGATGAAAGAGGATGGATTTCTTTTATAACAACAAAAGATCATGGTGATATAACAGCAGACCTTTATGTAGATTGTACAGGATTTAGGAGTTTACTTTTAGGACAAGCACTCAAAGTTCCTTATATAAGTTATAGTGATATGCTAATTAATAATGGGACTTGGGCTACAAAAATTCCATATGTTGATCCTAATGTTGAAATGGATTTAACTACAAATGGGACAGCAATAGATAATGGTTGGGTATGGAACATACCATTGTGGAGTAGGATTGGTAGTGGATATGTTTATAGTAAAGATTTTATAGATAAAGATGATGCTTTAGTAGAATTTCAAAAACATATTGGACACGGTGACGAATTAGATTATCACCATATAGACATTAGAAATGGTAGATATAAAAAATGTTGGCATAAAAATTGTTTAGCTATTGGATTGTCATATGGATTTGTAGAACCTTTAGAGTCAACAGGATTAGTTTTTGCACATGAAGGTGCTGATAAATTAGTAATAGCTCTACAGTCAAGGGATAGACATATAACACAATTAGATAGAGATTGTGTAAATAGAGAAATGCAAATTCATATAGATGGTGTAAAATATTTTGTGGGGTTTCATTTTTATGGGTCTGTAAGAGATGATACCGAATATTGGAGATGGTATACTCAAGAATTAGAAATGGGTGAGCATTGGAATGATACCCATGGAGCTCCTATAGGAGCAGTGGCGGCTGTGCATGGTAGAAAAGATGAAACTATGGAATTAAGTCGAGCTAGATTTCATGTTTTTGAGTCAGGTGGTTTTTCAGATGGAGTTTTATGTGTAATAGTAGGACATCATATAAATTTATATAGTGATTACATTCGCGCTAAAATTGCTTACCGGTCAACAATGTGGCCCTGGTCATCTAAAGAATTTTTTAAAGGGTACTTCAAAGAAGTATTTGATTATTGGGACGAAAGAAAAAGGAAAATTAATATGTTGGCAGATAAAAGTCCAACAATGTATGAGTATTTAAAAGAGAACATACATAAATAACCATGTGAAGGATACTGATGACGATAAACAAGTAGACGGATCGGACGAGGGTGCAATTCCCTCCACCTCCACCAATTTACGTGGACCGTATGATGGTATTTTTGAATTTTCTGAGAAACAAAGAGAATACTATTATACGCAACGGGAATGGGATAGAACAATAGGGTACGGTAAGGTACCCGATGAAAGGAACACCGAATTAAGGGGGGTGAAGCAGGATCGACGGACGGACGAAACTTTATTCGAGGAATCTGACACATAAAACATAGAAGCCAATGATGACTTTTATTTCGAGGACTTAGCGCTAGCTGCGTGATTGTCTTCCGGGGAGTGGCCCCTTCCTTGTTATCAAACAGGGGCTTTATTTTTGAGATACTATATTATGACAGAAAAAATTACACCGAAAAAATTTGCAATCATTGTTGATGAACTTGTGAGAACAAAACGTCTTACACATATGGAAGCTATCATCTATTATTGTGAGCAAAATCTAATAGAACCAGATACTATTACTAAATGGATTGACAGGTCTCTTAAAGAAAAACTTCAAGCAGATGCTGAAGCATTACATTATTTACCTAAGACACCACAATTGCCTGTATGATAATATCTGATAGCCATAAGTTTGTATTTCATCATGTACCTAAGACTGGTGGAAGTAGTATAACTGCTGCATTGGCTCCGTATTGTAGGAATTATGAAGGTGTAGTACCACTTGATGATACACCTAAGTGGCAATGGGGATTTCACCAACCTTATTATATGCATCATCCTGTTAGAAGTTATGAAGCCGGAGCTATACCTGAAGGTTATTATTCATTTGCGTTTGTTCGTAATCCATTTAGTGCTGTAGTGTCAGCGTGGGTCCCTACTAAGTTTAAACATTTTGATGAGTTTGTAGAGCATGAAATATTTACAGGTGTTGAAATTGTAGGTAGGTATACTCAGATGGGATGGCTTGCTGATGAAGCTGGAAATCTATTAGTAGATTATGTAGGGAGATATGAAACCTTAGCTGAAAATTTTTATGAAGTAGTCCGGACTATTGGTGTACCTTTGATGATACTACCGAAAAGAAATATAACAAAAGATAAAGTCCATGACAGTTATAGAGAATATTATTCTCCTGTGAGTAGACATTTAGTAGAAAGAAAATACAAAAAAGATTTAGAGTTTTTTGGGTATGAATTTTAGAATGAACGAATTTGAAGCATATGAAAAATATGTGGCATTAAAGCTCCATTTTACTAGTGAGTATGATTATTTTAAGTACAATGGTAAAACAAGTGTAACGCCTAAAAGTTTTAATGAAAGAAAAGACAAGTTTCATTTCAAGAGGCTTGCTAAGAAATATGATGACCCCACTATTATTGATTATTTTATAGCTAATATCATAGATAATAAACAATGGGTTGGGAATATGGATATTGCGACTTATAGTCAATGGTTAGCCAGGATTCAAAGTATAGAATATATTTTTAGTAATGATGTGGAAAAGCTCTTGACAAACGTAACGGATTTTGATATAATATTTAATAGTGATAAAGGAAATCATCCGAAGTTAGTCAAGGCATATTTAGGGAAGAAGATTAGTTTAGAAACTTTGGTGATATTTGAAAAATTATTACATTTTCGTAAGACGTTTAACAAAGAGATTAGAGATGCAATTATTTGGCCTAAAGTGAATATGTTGATTGAGAAATATGAACCCTTTGTTGAAGCAAATGTTAGTCGTTGTAGAAAGATACTTTTAGAAAAAGCTGAGGAATTGAATAATGAATGAACCACAAAAAGAATCCTATGTTGATGAAGCACGTCGGAGAATTGCTCACCTTTCACATAAATTAGAAGAAGCGCAAGGTCGTATTAGAACTTTAGAGTATGATAATGCAGAGTTGGTCCGTTGGACGAATGATACTTGTGTACCTCGTATGCAAGAAATGTCTGATGAATTGGTGACGAGAGTCAGAATGAAAAAAGGCACCCGACTGTAGGCATACAGTTGGGGGAGGAAGTTGACAGAATAATCCTTGTTAGCGAATGGGGATAATGTTGTTTGTCAGGGGTGGTACCCAGGCGCCTATCTGAAAGGAGATGGTGTCACATTAGTCTTTACTAGACTAGGACAAAGTTCTGAAGAACTAACGAACAGGTAGTTCGCTTCTTCAGTTGAAGGTGAAACCAAGTCCTTCCTTCCTCCTGCCCTCTTTATTATGAATATTACAGAAGCAATAGGAGATCATGGTTTGGGTAAAGCAGGAATGGTCTATAGACGAGGACATCAGATAGTCCTTGAGAATGAAAGAACAGGTGAACACGTTGCTGTTAAGGTAGTCATGCATGATGAGAGACAGGGCTGGTTAGCAGAAAATGGTGAAGGCGACTGGCAGTGGTATAGAATAAATAATGAATACTGGCCTAATGAAAAAGACTATTGGAAGTATATTAAAAAGGTAGGGACTTAATGCAACTTTTTTTATTTCCTGCTTGCGTATGGGACTTTGATTTAGAACAACTTGATAATGAAAAGTTAAGTGAAATTATTTTAGAGAAGGAAAAAACAGACTCTACTGTACAGATTTCTAATGTTGGGGGTTGGCAAAGTAACGGTTCGTTGCACTTAGATAAAAGATTTAATGGAGTAATGAATTTAGTTAAAGAGAATTTACTAATTGTTTGTTCTTCTCAAAATTATAAAAAAGGGGTAACCTTTGCTATTAATAATATGTGGGCCAGTGTAAATAGGTATAGAGATTTGAATATGAAGCATCTACATGGAGGAAGCGATTGGAGTTGGGCTTACTATGTTGCTGTTTCAAAGGATAGCGGGGGGTTTGTATTTTGTGATCCGCGAGTTCGACGGGTGACGAACCAAAAGGAAGAATTCTTAAAAAATTTTGATAATCCTAGTCAGCATGGTGAATTTAAAATAGTTCCTAATGTAGGAAAATTAATAATATTTCCATCATATTTAGAACATTATGTTGAACCAAATTTAACCAAACAACCACGAATAAGTATTTCTGGTAATATATATGGATTTATAAAAGATGAGTAAATGGGTTATAGAAAATATTGAGTTGATAAAGAAAACTTATTTGGTAGAGTCTTATGGAGAACCTGCTGCTATACTAACAGCTAAAGCTCAAGCTCCAACCAAGGTTGAAACTATAACAGAAGTTCTTTTTGATATTACACCAATTAATGAATATGAGTATAACAAAGATTGGGCTCCTAAAGATCCAGATATTGGCCCAGATCAATTAAAAGATAGTTTAGATTGGATTGATCAAGCTTCTGGCCGAGAGGGGAATGGAAAATGAAATCAGGTAAAGTTTGGGGAGAAACGGAGTTAATCTTACAGACTCCGTTTATAGAGTTCCATAGAATATGGGTACATCAAAATGGA